CTGCCAGCCTGGTCGGTTGACCTGGCCACGACGCCCAGGCATTGGTGATCACCGTTTGCCTCGTCTTGTGCAAAGAAAGCTCTCAACCTTGCCATGGCCCCGGTTCTTGATTTAGAGATAATTACTCCCCGTGCTACCTCCGTCATATCTGTAAGGTCATCACCCAGGGCGGCCGCCGTGGCATTGGTCCCAATGACCATGTGCATGGCAGCTGTCTCGGTGGGATTCTCTCCAATTAGAAGGGAAGCTAGGTTATCTAGCCCCCCCTGCACGACCTTATTCTTGTATGGCCCCAGGAACCACTCCCGTCCCGTGTTTATATCGCGGTAATGGAGTAGCCATTCTACATTAACCAGGGCGTTTTCTTTAGTTGTGATACGTTTGTATTTAATCCGTTTCATAGCATCACTCCTAACCGAATACTGCGAATTCAAACATTGCTCGGGTCTCATCTAATATTTCATCAAATTGCGCCAGCTTTAATGTCCCTGGTGTAATAATCGGCTCTTCTGGTGTATTCAGGTGCGCCTCCGCCCAGGCTTCATTGATAGTTACACCTTGTTCGACCGCAGCGGCAAGATCCACCAGTTTCACTGCATCGATAACCCCATCACACTCATATCCGGATGTTGAAATCCTGCTCCCGATTCCAACCGCGCTGACATCAGTCAGCGGCACGGTATTGGCATTGTACACGTGCTCGATTGCTCCAGTACCTACTTTTACCCACAAGTGAAAACCCTCGTGAATGTCGTTATATACCTGAGTCAACATGGCACATGCCCAGGCGACTACTGTACCGGCATTGAAGGTTAACGCTGACGACGTTTTACTTAGACCAGACGAATTAATGTTTTTATAGAATGTCATTTTGTCGGTTGAGGGTGTATAGTACAGGGTATATCGATTACTGGTATTAATTTCGATCGACAATAAAGTAAGAAAATTTGACCTGTCGATTGTGCTGGCTTGATCAGGGATCCAAAAGCCAGAACAGAACCAATCGTTAGGGACAGTCCGATCCAGAGTAAATTTAGCTCTTTCGGAATATCTGGGAGTGTCGCCAATCTGCCAGGTAGTCGCATATTTTTTGGCCTCAAGTTGGCACTTGGAAACTGTACCTGCAGGCGTAAACGTAACATCAGTTGTAGACGCAAGGGCAAAGGTTACTGGGCTGCCCAGTGTGGCAGTTCCTGTCGCTCCTCCCGATATTGTAATGCTGCCACCGCCCTGATTAACCGCGACAGTGTATGACCCGGCCGCAAGGCTCTTAGTCGTTGGTCCTGTGAGGCCCTGCGACTCAGTCTCACTGAATATATTTGTGGCGGCTTCTTCCATATGGAGGCCACTACCAAATACTCCTGTCTCCAAGGATGCCATACCGTCAGATACCAGTGTAAAATCCTTTTTATATCGGGGACCAATCCGGGAGAAATCTATAACCGGGTCGGTTGGTTCAAAATGAAATGGTGGTTCGACTGCCAATAAAATAGTCTCATCTTCAACCCCCACAATCTCCTGGCCAGAAACGATCTTATGGAGAAGGGCCGTGTCATTTGCCTTCTTCTTCTGCTGGGCAGAGACCAGCGCTTTCAAGAAGTCCGCGATTCCCAGTAGGCGGCCGCCGTATTCGATCCGATACGTCCAAAGGCTCTCATCACAGGGCTGCAGCGTGATTTTCTGTATAAGAAACTGTCCGTTTATTCCTCTACCGGGCAAGGTAATGGATAGGATCTGCCCTGGCTGCCATCCCGCTATCTCTGTTTCAAAACTGCCTTTAACGTTCGGATTGCCATGGTCCCGAAGATACTGATTGCCGGCCGCTTCCGCTGCTTCAAGAGAAACCAGGGAATCATCCTTAATCGAATATTCATAGATGCCATCCCCACCCTGGGCAGCGGCAACCGCCTGCTGGCTCTCTATATCTTCCACCACTGTGATAACATCAACGTCCTGCTTGGCAGAGAAGCTCATGGTGACGCCCGCAACCGGCGTTGTGGTTCCGTCACTGGCTTTGATATACTTTTCCTGGAAGTTTAGCAGATAGTCCTTCGTCGAAGCATCGTCTATGTTCTCAATGCCAATCGAATAGGGCACCTCATTGACCCCGATCTTGCCCGATGCTCCTCCGTAACTGATCTCGTGAGGACCCCAGGGCAGCACCCACTGCCTTGCCACCCCGTCGGCCTTCCATTCGACTGTCTGTGGATCGGAATACATTGATCCGCCACGCACATAAACCCTGTTCGCCAGCCCTACTATATCAATATCGTGTCTGAGTTTGCGGATTGCCGTAGTACCGTCAATAACAATGGGTGCCGGCAGGTTTTCGGTTTCCGGATTGAAGAAATGCAGATCCTTGTCATTATCGACATACCAGGACCAGCCCACATATTCACACAGCTGTCTGAAGCAGTCGCTCGGTGATTGATAATCGAATGTAATTCTCTCGATTACGGGCGCTCCTGTATTGACGTGCGTTGTAGTGAATCCAGAACAGTATTTTGAAACGATGTCCGAGAAGATGTAATCCGCGGTTTGAGCCGTGTAGGATTCCACCACCAGCTTCTGATCCACCCGGAAGGTGTAATCCCTTGCCTGGCATTTATAAAAAACGGTCCCCTCCGCAACCGGTTCATCCTGAGGCTGGTCAATTATCCCCGCAAAGAGCTTTACGCCATCC